CGTGATGGTTCAGACCCTGATCCGCGTGCGTTGATTGGTGTACAGAAGCTTGCAGCGCTTAACTCAAACACAGCTACACGCCATATTCTTGACGGTAGTCTATATATGTTCAAATCAATAGCCGAGGCACTTACGTATAGAATTGCAGATATTCTTGAGTACGCTGACTTTAGAGATGACTTCGCCAATAAGATTGGCAAATACAATGTATCTATTTTAAATGAAATTAAAGACCTATACGTATATGACTTCGGAATTTTCATCGACATCTCTCCAGACGAAGAAGAGAAAGCGCAGCTTGAGCAAAATATTCAAGTTGCTTTATCTAAGGGTGATATTAACCTTGAGGATGCAATTGATATACGCGAGATTAAAAATCTCAAGTTGGCTAACCAACTCTTAAAACTCAAGCGAGTTAAGAAAGAGGAGAAAGAGCAACAGCGTTTAATGCAGACTCAGGCTATTCAAGCTCAACAGCAAGTTCAAATCCAACAGATGGCAGCTCAAACTGCTATGCAGAAGATTCAACTTGAGACTCAGTCTAAGATGCAGATTAAGCAAGCCGAAGTGGCTTTTGAAATTGAGAAGATGAAGAATGAGGCCATTCTTAAGCAGCAATTGATGCAGACTGAGTTTGATATGCAAATGCAACTTAAGGGCGTTGAGGTTGACTCTATGGATAAAAGAGAAAAAGAAAGGGAAGATGCTAAAGCTAAACGTATTAGTCAACAAAACTCAGAGCAATCTAAGTTGATTAATCAGCGAAAGAACAATCTACCACCAATTAGTTTTGAATCCAATGAGGATTCCCTTGATGGCTTTGACATGGCTGAATTTGAGCCACGTTAAAACAATAAAAAATAATATATAACTTTGTAAAAATTAAATCTAATGGAATTTAAAGTAAAAGAAGTAACAGGAATTGTTGAAAAGAGCGCAGCTCAGATTGAAGAGGAATTATTACAAAAGCATGAGGAGAGTTTAAATAACGATCCACCTGTGATTGAAACACCTCCGATTGAGCAGCCGCCAATTGAGACACCTGAGCTAAAAGAAGAAGACGTTCTTTCATATTTGGGAAAAAGGTACAACAAGGAAATCAATTCGTTTGACGAGTTGATGGCTCAGCGTCAGGAAAACGAACCGTTACCTGAAGATGTTGAAGCATTCTTGAAGTACAAGAAAGAAACAGGGCGTGGTATCCAAGACTACTTAAAATTGCAAGAAGACTTTGATTCCATGAATCCTGATAAAATGCTAAAGCAATACCTCATGGCTACAGAGGTTGGTCTCGATGAGGACGACATTGATGCCATGTTGGAAGAGTTTGCTTATGATGAGGATCTAGATGATGACTCTAAAATTAAGAAAGCTAAGATTGCTAAGAAAAAGGCTATTGCTAAGGCCAAGGATTACTTCACATCTGAAAAGGAGAAATACAAACAACCTCTTGAGTCAAGGGGAAGTACAATTGCTTCTGAAGAGAAAGAAGAGTTTGAGGCGTATAAACAATACATACAACAAGCTAAAACCCTAGAGGAGGAAAATGGTCGCAAACGTGATTGGTTCCTAAAGAAAACTGATGAGGTGTTTAGTCAAGAGTTCAAAGGTTTTGAGTTCAATATTGACGACAAGAAAGTGGTTTTCTCTCCCGGTGACGCAACAGAGCTTAAGAAGCTCCAATCAACTCCAACAAACTTTATCAATAAGTATTTGGATGAGAGCGGAATGGTAAGTGATGCTGCGGGATACCATAGAGCTTTAGCGATCGCAATGAATCCTGAGAAGTTTGCCAAGTTCTTCTACGAACAAGGTCAGGCCGATGCGACAGATAATGTCACTAAAAAAATAAAGAATGTGAATATGTCTGAGCGCAGAGCACCTGAATCAATCTCCAAAGGAGGAATGCAAATCCGAGAAGTAAATCCGGGCTCCGGCAATGGATTGAAAATCACAAGTGCAAAAAGAATATAAACTATTAAAAAAGAAAAAAAATGTCTGTTTTATCTACACCCGGTTATCAGTTACAGCCAAGTGCTGAGCAGGTAGCTTTGTCAACAAACTACATCCCGTCAAACGGATTTAACTTCATGAATCAGTATTTACCTGATACATATGAGAAAGAATTTGAGCGTTACGGAAACCGTACCGTTGCATCTTTCCTTCGTATGGTAGGTGCTGAGATGCCGTCTATCTCTGACCAAATCAAATGGGCAGAACAAGGTCGTCTTCACACTAAGTACACTAAAGTTGTTTCTACAGCTACTTTGTCTAACGCTGACAGCGCAACATTCCAAGTCAATGACTTGAACGTTACAGGTATCGCTATCCGCGCAGGTCAAACTGTAATGATTACACCTAACGTTGCGGGTCCTACCCAAAACAAAGCTATCGTTACTGCTGTTAACACTGCTACTAACCAATTTACAGTTGCTTTCTATGAGGCATTAGGTATGACCAATGCTTCTACAGCTAACGAATTTAGCGTATTTGTTTACGGTTCTGAATTCAAGAAAGGCACTACAGGTATGATTGGTTCATTGGAAGCTGAAGACGAAATCTTCTCTAACAGCCCAATCATCATCAAAGACAAGTATGCTGTCAACGGTTCTGACATGGCTCAGATTGGTTGGATTGAAATCACTACTGAGAATGGTGCTAACGGATACCTTTGGTATTTGAAGTCTGAGCACGAAACTCGTCTCCGTTTTGAAGACTACCTCGAAACTGCAATGTTAGAAGCTGTTCCTGCTGAATCAGGTTCAGGTGTTGCTAACTCAGGTCTTAACCCAACTTATGGTAACAAAGGTTCTGAAGGTGCTTTCTACGTTGTTAACTCTCGTGGTAACGTATGGGGCGGTGGTAACCCAACTTCATTGCAAGATTTCGATGATATGATTTCTCGTCTTGACAAACAAGGTTCTATCGAAGAGAACGTATTGTTCGTTAATCGTGATTTCTCTTTCGACATCGACGATATGTTGGCTGCTCAGAACTCTTACGGTGCTGCAGGTACATCTTATGGTTTGTTTGATAACGACCGTGACATGGCCCTCAACCTTGGTTTCTCAGGATTCCGTCGTGGTTATGACTTCTACAAAACAGATTGGAAATACCTCAACGATCCAACAATGCGTGGTGGTTTGACTTCATCTGCTACAGGAGCTTCAACTGCTAACGTAATCACAGGTATGCTTGTTCCTGCAGGTTCAACAACTGTATACGACCAAATCCTTGGTAAAAACGCTAAGCGTCCGTTCTTACACGTTCGTTACCGTGCGTCTGAAACTGAAGATCGTCGTTACAAAACTTGGATCACAGGTTCTGCCGGTGGTGCTGCTACTAGCGACCTCGATGCAATGGAAGTTAACTTCTTGTCTGAGCGTGCACTTTGTACCTTAGGCGCGAACAACTTCTTCTTGTTCCGTTACGGTGCCTAATTAGCACTCAAAATATGAGAGGGGCTTCGGTCCCTCTCTATTTTTATTGTAAACTTTAATTATATTATATCTTATGTCAAAAAAAGTCACGTTGGCTGCTGCCGACAGAGTCTATCGACTCAAAAATGAAAAGGCACCATTGTCTTATATGCTATCAGCAAGAAACACAAAACGCTCAGCACTCCTTTGGTACGATGAGGAAACCAATCAAAACAGACCTCTCCGTTACGCAGTAAACCAAAAGAGCCCATTTGAGGATGAGCAAGATGGCAACCCACTTATCCAACCTATTATCTTTGAGAATGGCTTCTTAAGCGTTCCTAGAAACAATCCTGTGCTACAGGAGTTCTTATATTACCATCCACAAAATGGTATCGTATTTGAAGAAGTAAACAAAGAGCGTGATGCACAAGAAGAGGTTGAATTCTTGGTAACTGAGGTTGATGCATTAATCAGAGCTCGTGAGTTAAGTATTGATCAACTTGAGACAGTATATCGAGTATTATTCAACAAAGATGTAAGCCGTGTTACCACAGCAGAAATGAAGCGCGATGTGCTTATCTATGCACGTAACTATCCGGGTAGCTTCTTGAATTCTCTTGAAGATCCAATGCTACACCTACAATCACAGGTTCATATATTCTTTGACATGGGGTTACTTGGTTTCCGAAGTGGAAACAAAGAGGTTTGGTATAGCACACCAAGTAATAAGAAAAAAATGATGAATATACCTTACGGTGAAGACCCATATGTGCTAGTCGCTATGTATCTTAAAACCGATGAAGGTGTTGAAGCATTAAAAATGTTAGAGCACCATTTAGAGAATGCATAAATAATGTTATATTTGTAATGTTGTTTTAGAGTTCTACTCATTTGTTTGTTTGATAAAGGTGTCCTAGTGGCACCTTTATTTTTTTGTATCTTTGTGAAAAGATATTTCAATGATTAACTCAGTAAGAAACACCGTATTGTCAGTTCTTAACAAGAACAACTACGGATATATCTCACCATCTGACTTTAATTTGTTTGCAAAACAGGCACAGATGGAGATATACGAAGAATACTACAGCAGCTATAATAAGACCATAAATGCAGAGAATGCAAGGCTATCAGGCACTGAGTATGCTGATATCGAGAATCCTATTGCAGAGGTCTTAGAGGGCTTCTTGCGTAATGATACGCTCACACAGGTTACGCCTGCAACAAACCAATACTATGTACCATCGCTAACGACTACAGGTTATAACTTCTATATGATTAGTAGACTTACTTGTTTTAATGGTACCACAAGATTAGGTGATGCTGAGAAGGTTGCTAACGCACGTTTGTATATGTTATTGGACTCAATGCTTACGGCACCAACTACAAAGTATCCATCTTATATTATCGAGGGTGATACTATCAGTGTATATCCTGATACCATCAATGGTGTATCATCATTGAAGTGCTCATACTTTAGGTTGCCTTTAGACCCTAAGTGGACATACATTACATTGTCAAATGGTGAGCCTGCATTCGATCAATCACAACCTGACTATCAAGACTTTGAGCTTCCGGGTGAAGATGAGTACAAAGTAGTAATGAAGATTCTTCAGTACTGCGGTATGTCAATTAGAGAGATTCAAGTTGCTCAATACGCAATTCAACAAGAACAGAGTGAAAACCCTGCATTTAGCCAACAACAATAATAGACCATGGCATATATTTCACAGTATCAATATTACGAGAATGGCGGTAATGCGCCTGAGGACGCTAATTGGGGGTCTTATCAGTACGTAAGTCTGCATGACATTGTCAATAATTTCTTGTTGATGTATACAGGAAACCACTCATTGGTTAATAATGAGGAGCGTTACAAGATAATCTTTCACGCAAAGAGAGCTGTACAAGAGCTTAACTACGATGCGTTTAAAGAAATTAAAGTACTTCAGCTTACCGTTTGTGATCAGCTAAGATTTGTTTTACCATCTGACTACGTCAATTGGGTTCGTATATCTTTATACAAAGATGGGTATATTAGACCAATGACTGAGAATATTCAAATTCAATCAGCAAAAGCCTATCTTCAAGACCATAATTGTAAGATTTTATTTGATCAGAATGGCAACGCCCTTGAGCCTGAGTACTCTGAGCTTGATTGGGATCGTATTACGGGCACTCAGAAGAGTATCTATTTAAATCCGGGTCATCAATTTGACGGGCAAGAAGGTTGGTATTATGAGGGGGATTGGTATTTTGAAGCAGGTATTGGCGCCAGATATGGTTTAAATACAGAGACCGCTAATAGAAATCCTACATTTACTATTGATAAGAAGTCAGGAGTTATTAACTTTAGCTCACATATGTCAGGTGAGTCTGTCATCCTTGAGTACATATCTGATGGTATGGAGAATGGAGATGATAGTTTAATTACTGTAAACAAGTTATTTGAGAAGTATGTGTACGCATATATTCAGCATGAGATACTCAATTCAAAGCTTGGTGTACAAGAGTATGTGATAATGAGAGCAAGAAAAGAAAAATCTTCTTTATTACGAAATGCAAAAATTAGATTGAGCAATATTCATCCGGGCAGATTATTAATGAACCTACGTGGTCAGAATAAGTGGATAAAGTAACATGGCTAAACTTACAAGAAACTTCAATCAGGGTAAAATGAACAAAGTCGTTGATGAACGACTAATCCCTGATGGACAATATATTGACGCGCTCAATGTAAGAATGGGTTCTACAGAACAGAAGAGCATTGGAGCCATTGAGAACACTAAAGGTAACTTAAAAATTACATCTTTAATCTACATTGATGGTACGCCATTAAGCTCAAATGCTAGAACCATTGGTGCGTTTGAGGACGGTGCAAATGAGACCATTTATTGGTTTGTGCACGACTCAAATTTTCCGGTTGGAGCGACCGATAAGCTTGACTTGATTGTTTCATTTAACATACTTACAAACATACTAACGTACCACGTCATCAGTATTGATGATAGTGGAGGTATTAACACCACGTTGAATTTTAACGAGCAGTATGTGATTACAGGCATCAATAAAATTGATGACCTATTGTTTTTTACTGATGACTACAATGAACCTAGATTTATCAATGTAAGAACTAATTATCCAAACCCTATTGGCAATATAGACCAAGTTACAGCTGAGTCATTATTAGTAATTAAGAAGCCGCCTGTGGCTTCGCCTGAGATTCAATTGACTAACGTAACAGGTCAAGAAAACTTTTTAACTGAGCGCTTCATTTGTTTTGCTTACAGATATAGATATGCAAACAATGAATACTCAGCAATATCACAATTTACTGAGCCTGCATTTATACCTGAACCTTTTGAGTTTGGAAACGATAGTTTCTTAAATAATGGTATGGTTAACTCATTTAATGCAGCTATTATTACTTACAACACAGGTGGCCCATTAGTAGTTGGCATTGACCTACTCTTCAAGGAAATGGAGAGTAATGTAATCAAAGTTATTGAGAAGCTAGACAAGTCACTGCTTGGTTTGTCGGACAATACTGACTACGACTATACTTTTGCAAACAGCAAGATATACACTGTACTTCCTGAGTCTGAGATACTAAGGTTGTACGACAACGTACCATTGTTAGCTAAAGCCCAAACTATTATGGGTAATCGCCTAATGTACGGTAATTATTTAGAGGGTTATGACTTACTTGATAAAAATGGGCAAACGGTAAAATTTCAATATTCTACCGCTTTAAAAACTGATGAGATTGGTATTAGTGAAGTGCCAAACTCTTTAGATTCAGGAACATATCTTATAAATGGATCTCAAACCTTATCTAATACTGTACTAGATATTGACTTATCCGGAATAGCATTGAGTGAAGGATCATCAATTGTAATTGATTTTTCACTCAGTCATTCAACATTTACAGGTAGTACACCATTTCCAACGCAAACAAATAGCAGTATAAATATTACGTTCACGTATTATCTACCTAATACTTTTGCGTCTGTTTTTGACATGGTTAATGACATATCATTCCAAGACGCTATTGGCTTAGTCACCAACGTTCAGCCTATGCCAAGTTCTTGTAACGGAACAACTTTGTCTGATGCATTTAATTGTGCTATGTCACAGAACTTAAACTCTTACGTTAAGTATACAAGTGGTATAAATACCGCTAACTTATTGGTATCAGCATTAGGTACATTTGGTAGCAATGTAATTTCATTTCAATTTCCTGCCGTGTCCTATGTAAATAGCACGGTATCTCCTACATATACTGCATATGAGTACATGAAAATAAACTCAGCAGATGTTGTTTTTCAAACCATATCACAAAACCAAAGCTTGCATAGCAATCGTGACTATGAGATTGGTATTGTATATATGGACGATTTTGGAAGATCTTCAACTGTTTTAGTTAGTGAGTTTAATACTGAGCACGTACCTTGTGGTAATTCTGTAAATAAGAATAGCATACTTGTAACAATACCAAGTAACCCAATTCCTCAAGTTGCACCATATTGGGCAACAAAATATAAGTTTGTAATTAAAGCAGATAGAGATACATATGAGACAATCTACAGTAATATATTCTTTGTTGACCCTCAAACAAATTACGCTTATTTCTTATTGGAAGGAGAGAATACTAGAAAAGTAAATACAGGTGATAGGCTAATTGTCAAGAGAGATTCTTCTGGAGCTGTTGATGAATGTGCTTATGCAAATGTATTAGAAAAAGAAGCTCAAACTAAAGACTTTGTTACTATACCAAGTTCTGTGACAGGCGTCAATATTCCTGTTCCTTCAGGTGTATATATGAAAATAAAGCCTAATAATTTCAATGCTATATTTTCTGAAAATGCATTTATAACAGCAGGGAATAAAGCAGTTGAGGTAAAAAATAATGGGCAGTATCCGATACTTAATTACCCTATGAACTTGGAGGATACGGCATTGCCCGGTACTTTTATTGATTATGATATACCTCAGGGGACCATTATCAATATGAATATTAAATTCCAAAGAGGTAAAGAAAACGGCGGTGGCAATAACTGTGAGACACGAATTTACACTTTAGAAAAAACAATTACTTCTCAGGCTAACTATGGAAATATGTATGAGTGGTTTGTTGGTGACAACATAGCTAACCTATTGGATGAAGGAACTCCATATGTAAGCAACTCTACTGCATGTACAATACAAAATACATTCATACCTACATTAGCATTTGGGCCTAGCTCAATGCCTACTAATGAGTGTATAAATTATTACAGATTCTATAGAGATTCCCCTAGCAACTATTTAGGATTACAAATAAGTGGAACATCTGCTTGTGGAACAAAAAACTCTTTAGTTGAAGCTAATTTTGAGGTGTTTAGAGCTGAGTCCACATTTGTTTTTGAGACTGAGCCGGCAGATACTTTGCCTGATGTTTTCTTTGAGAACAACTTGTCTTTTGAAATAAATGCACAGGGCGAGCATCAGGGTAACATCATGAACCAAAACTTCTCAACAGGGTCTCCTGCTGTCATTGACACAGGTTTCTTTAACTGTTATGCTTTTGGCAATGGTGTTGAGAGTTACAAGATTCGTGACTCAATTGTAGGTAATTTTATCACATTGGGTAACCGTGTCACAAGTATTGCTGCGGAAGACTATCGGGCTATCAGAAGATACGCTGATATGACTTATAGTGGTATTTACAACAATGAGAGCAACGTAAATAAACTCAATGAGTTCAACCTTGGTCTACTTAACTTTAAGCAGTTAGAGCGCTTATTTGGCCCTATCTATATTCTTGATGCACGTCAGACTGACGTACTTGTTTTACAAGAAGACAAAGTGTCTTATGTATTGACTAGCAAGAATTTGCTATCAGATGCCGGAGCGGGTGGAGCACTTACGTCTGTACCTGAGGTATTAGGAACGCAAATTGCACGAGTTGAAAAATTTGGTATTTCATTTAACCCTGAGAGTTACATTCAGTGGGGATCAAATAGATACTTTACCGATGTTAAACGTGGAGCTGTAATTAATATACAAGATAGCGAGACAGGTCTAGGCCAATTGAAAGTCATCTCAGATATGGGGATGGGGTCTTGGTTTAGAGATTTATTTAACACTGACTTTGACACTCAAAAACTTGGAGCTTTTGACCCATACTTAGATGAGTATGTATTAAGCTCAAACAATCAAAAAGTACCAAGCTTCAGTAGCTGTATAGATTGTGGTATCACTCAAGAGTTTGTAATTAGCGACATCACAAAGGTTAATGAGTTCTGTGTAAACGTAGGTCAAGCAGTTGGTGATGTTGACATTACTTACAATGTTGTAAGTATTGAGCCTGATGCTGAGTTCAATATTACAGCCACATACGATGGAAATACATTTACAACTGGAGATACATCTTTTGATGGAACATTAGTTGTAGATAAAGACTCAAATACAGTTGATATTGTAAATGTTGAGATTTTAGTTACAGGAGCTGTTGTATTAGAAGTCACTGTGAATTGCCCTACGGCTAATCAGCTTACTATTGTTGAGGTGGTATTGACATCAAATGTTGATGCGGGCAAAAACATCTATCCTCAATGGAGATACACAGATGGTACATATACGGGGTCTTTACAAAGTAATTTACAAATATTTGCATCAGGAGTAAATCCTATTGTATCTAGATATAATACCAATACAGGGCCTCAAGGTCAACCGAATATACCAACAAATGGTAGTACGGTTAGAATCATATCTAACAAGTTTGCGTTAGCTAACTATGACTTTATTCCTTCTCAGAATAAGTTTAGATACCTAAGATCTTCAACACTATATGCTAACAATACCNCGGGTATAAACGCATTGGTTACTGCATCTAGTACAGGTACAATATTGGGGGGTGGTAATTACTACTACGCAGATGTTCCTGCGGGTACCGTAGGTAACTACCTATACTTAATTTGGGATTATAGAACTTTTAATGAAGTTGACTTATGTTGGTCTGCAAGTACAGCAGATATTGATTATGTTTGCTGTGAGTGCGATCCATGTTCTGATCCTTGTAGAGAGTGGACATTCCAAAACGTAGGCATCGGAACAGCTACTGTATCTTACAGAGATTGCAGTGGAGTTAATAGAACAGCTACTATATTACAAAATGCAACACAAATCATATGTGGCCTTGCATCAGTAAATCCAACTGTAATATCAGGAGGAGTATTGATAGAGGTATCGCAAGAGTGTGGATGTAGAGAATAAATAAATTATTATGCCATATTACTTAGACGCACCAACACTAGCTCAAGCGACCGCAGTATATACTAACGCGGCGCTTACTGTTTGCGCTCCAAATGGAGTGTACTCTGATGGTACAATTACAAGAGTTCAAACGTCCTGCGTTTTGGGATCAGCAAAGCCCTGCCCATCATGCGGGTCTAGATGCGGAGTTGACTTTGATGGATATATCGTAGGAGATGGTGTATTTAACATTGAAGTTGATTTAGGAAATGACATTGGAGATACAGGCGCTATAATAGTGTCATTTAACTCTTTGTCTGTGCCTAAGGGCTTTATTGCTTCTTATGATGGTATTACATATAATACGTTCAGTTCTCCCGTCTACGGGCTTCTAACAGCTCCATCAGGACTTCCTGTTTATGTTGGCGATGAAGACAGTGACTGCGGTATTGTAGCGAATAGCCCACATACTTTAAATAACTATGATTGGGATCCATCAACATCTACATACGTGTATAATGGTACAACATCTTCAATCAGTGCATTACCAACTCAAATTCAGACATCTATAAATGCACCGGGCAATTGCATTATGGTTATACCTAAACCACTTATCAATCCATCTACGCTGAACATTACAGTATTTTCTCCTTGTAATCCAAGTGGTATTGATTTAAACGTATCGTGCCCTATACCTTTGTTTCCAACTTATACTAGTCAAGTTAGACCAACTGCTGACTCAGTATGTGAGTATCCGGATGATCTGATTTACTATAACTACCCTGTCAATGGAAATGGCACAACGCTTGGTCTATTTGATTGGGTATTCTTGGATCCTAATGGTGAAGTTGTAGCAACTGATGGTTATTACCACGCGCCTACTATGTTACCTAGTTCATACAATTGGTTTTTGGTACAAAGTGGAATTATTATTCAAATGGGAGAATGTCAATACAATGCATATATTATTGAGCGTTGCGGAGATGGTTTGACAATAGTTGCAAACTCAGATGTAGTTGGTGTTCAAGTAGGTGACTTCGTTACAGTATCTTACCCATCTTACGCAGGATGTGTATTCAATGTGATATCAGAGACATTTACTACAGCAACAGTAACCATTGATAGTATTACTGTTTATGAATCTTGTGCTGATATATGTCAGAACTATAGCGTTGATAATATGACTGCTTCTTCAGTAACTGTAAGTTATAACAATTGCGCAGGAGCTCCACAGACACAAGCGGTAGCTGCATACACAATTGCTTATATTTGCGCTAGAACCGGAAGCGTTTCAGTACCGGGGTCTCCTGCGGGAGTAATTGTAACACTTGATTCATGTAGTTGTTAAATATGGAATATACACTAACATATAGCGAAACATTTGATGGATGGCCATCATTTTACTCTTTCATGCCTGATTGGATGATTGGTATGAACAATTACTTTTATACGTTTAAAGGTGGTAACCTATACCGACATAATGTAAATGCGCTTAGAAACAATTTCTATGGTGTACAATACAATTCAAAAATAACTAGCGTATTTAATAATTCACCACTAGAAAACAAGTTGTTCAAGACACTTGCTTTGCAGGGTGATGATACGTGGGAGGCAACTCCAATTGAGACTGACATTCAAAACAGTGGGTTCATTCAAGAAGAATGGTTTCAAAAGAAAGAGCAGGTATACTTTGCATTTATTAGAAACTCAGGAGATGTACCTGCGGGAGTTGATGAGTATGCATTGAGATCATTGAATGGTGTAGGACGAAGCTTAAGTGTCACAGGCACTGGCGCTAACGTTGAGATTGGTTTCTCAATAAACCCGTTGATACAGATTGGTAGCATAGCTAGTGTAGGCGACTACCTTTACTATGCTTTGCCGCCTAGCTTTAGTACGCCTGTATTGTGTGGTGAGATTGTTGATATTGTTCAGAACTATCCTGCAGGTGACAACTACTTTGTAGTAGATACCACAGTTACAGGTGGCTCTATACCGGGCATACAGAATGCTTATTTCTTATACATTAAGAACTCTGTGGCTGAATCTCATGGCGTGTTAGGGCACTACTGTTTGTTCACTTTAGAAAACGACAATACGGCAAAAGTTGAGCTATTTGCCGTTGAATCAGAGGTTATGAAGAGTTTCCCTTAAAAAACTTATCTTTGTATAATATAAAAAAATAATAAAATGCCAATAGGATTCGCAGCAATAGCAGCAATAGGTGGCGCTGTATCAACAGCCTTAACCACAGCCTTCTCAATTGGAGATATGCGCAGAATGAGAAAGCTCCAAAAGGAGTCTGACGCTGATGCTTTAAAATTCAGACAAGAAGCTGATAAATTCTTGGAAGTAAATGTCTACGACCAACTTGGTATTCAAATGAAACCATACGAGTTAGAGCGTGAGGCATTGGCATCTGTTGGTGCACAGTCAATTGAGGCAGGTCGTGAAAGCGAGCGTGGTGCTGCAGCGGTAGCAGGACGAGTTTATGCCGGCTACTCAGATGCAATTAGAGATATCCAAACACGTCAAGGACAAGAGATGATGGACCTTGAGAAGCTATCAGCTGCTGAGGACTCAAGACTCAGAGACATTAAGGCTCAATTAGCTTTAGATGAAGCTGAAGGCGCACAACAGGCATCAGCAATGTACGAAGAGCGTGCTGCACAGGCTGCTAAAGGAGCAATTGCAGGAGTAACTAGCATGATTGGTCAAGCTGCTAAATTACCTGCGTTATACAATGACACTTCTTTATCTGAGCAAGAGGCATTTGGGAAAATGCAATTAACACCTGATGAAATTAAAAAAATTGGTAATATTAATTTTGCAGGATTAGGTACTGCAGGTGAAGGTTTTACTAATCTTGACTTTGATAAAATCAGTCAAATGTCAGAATCTGAATACAATGCATTTAAAAAAGCATTAACTCCTGAGCAATATGATATGTTGATTAAGAATGCTCAATTTAGAAAATTATTCAGAGCAGCAGATCAAAAGAGTAACCCATTCCAATTCTAAGATATGGCTAAGACATACTATAAGTTTGCGGAACGCAGTGCTGAGTCACAAATTAATTGGGCTGAGGTAGGGAAGAATGTAACGGATATGCTCAATACTGAGGCAACTATCCGTGAAGAAAAGAAAGCTGCAATTGATGAGGCATCTCGTCAATACGGTGAGACATTGGCCAATGCACCTACAGGTGATTTTAAGGCTGCCAATGAATGGACATTAGACTTTGCCAATGATGCAGCACAAGCCCGCTTAATGCAGGACAGGCTACTCAAGAGCGGTCGACTAAGTGTTCGTGATTATACAGTTCAGAGACAGAACTTGGGAGATAGCACAAAGCAAATGTTTGAGGTGTCAAAAGAATACCAAGATAAAGCCAAAGAATTAATGGAGCGATATGAGCTAGGAAAATCACAGGAAACTGAGGCTTGGCTTATGGAACAAATTGAAGGTCTTAGCAACTTTACTAATACCAAGGCGTACATCAACCCTACCAATGGTCAGGTTAGTATTGCTAAGATGATAAAGAAAAAAGGAGATGACGGGAAAGAAGTTATGATGATGGATGAAAATCCTGACAACTATATGAGCGTCAATCAATTACGAAATAGAATGAATGTAAAGCTCGACAAGTATAACTATGTCGCAGCTGTTGATGGTCAGGTTGAGGCATTGGGAGAGGTTTTAAAAACAAGCGTCACAAAGTTAAAAGGTGCGTATCGTATGCTTCGCATCGATGAGATGACTGATCCTACATTAAGAACTAGACTTAGCGATGAGGATCAAAAGACATTGACTGCGTATCAGGAATGGGAGAGTGGTATGATTAAGGCTGAACTTGCCAATCCGTTTAACCAACTTGGTTTATTGACAGACGCAGTTGATAAGGTTCCTGGAACCAATGATTTTTATGAGCCTACATTCGATGCTGAGTTAGCAAAGACTAATGCTAAATATATTTTACTTGAGGATGATGGGTCAGGAATGATTCGCCCTAAGTTTACTGAAAATCAAACAAAAGCAGCTAGTGACTTCCTTCGCGTGCAAACACGCAATGCTGTAGACCAACAGACAAAGACTGATCTTCAAGCAGAGCCTTCTATCCAATATGCGCCTAACTACGGACGCGGAACTGGTAATGATAAAAAAACAGATAAGGTTTCTTATTATGAGAAGGCAAACAATGCCATGAGAACAGGTAACCTAGGCGCTTTGAATACTACAGACTACAGTTTTTATTTTGACAAAACAGGCGGCAAGAATGTAATGTATGTGGCATCAGGTGGAAATGTTAAATATGCAGACAAGCCTGAAAAATTCAAAAAAGTTACAAATGCTGATGACTTAGCTTCATACCTAGATGGTATTGATCAAAAGCAAGCTCAAGAAGTTTACAAAGAAGGTAAGAATCAATTTAGAGATATCCACGGATTTACATTATTTGGAGCTTATTTACCTACTGATATAAGCTTAAGCCAAGATGCGCTATATAGCTCTTCAACATACACTGATGAGGAAAGAGAAAAAAGAACAGGTCAAGCTTCATCAGGTAGTAGCAAATCATCAGGAGGAGGTGCTGCAGCAAGTGGTGGGAAACCGAGATAATAAGTATATTTGCATATGAATGAACAACTATTAAAAGACTTCATTGCTACTGCACAGAAGTATAATTACAATTGGAATACTGTATTTGGCAAATTCCCTGAATTGAAAGGATACGATCAGCAATTATTGAAAGACTATGTTGCTACTGCCGAAAAGAATAATTACGATTACGGTGTTGTAAATTCAAAGTTCCCTGAACTTGGTTTCAATCAAGAACCTGTAAAAAAAAAAGAGTCTACCGTATCGGCTTCCAAATTGGAAAAACCTACATCGGGTTCTTCTTCTCGAAGATTTGAAGGCGTTACTGAAGAGCCTACTTCACAAAAGAAATATAGAACTGACGACTATATAGATCAGGTTCAGAACGCTCAGAAAAAAGCTAAGGCCCCAAGTCAAAAGGTTGAAAGTACATTTGAGCAACCTAAAGAAACAAAGCCAATCCGAAAATTTGATGCATTGAGTGACAAAGAAGCCATGCAAATGATGGCTGAAGACTTTGGTAAAAAAGAGTTTGAGGCTTATTCTTCTATTAATGAAATTCCATCCTCAAAAAAACTTAGAGATTTAGATGAGGAGACAACTGCCAATATTTTAAATAAGCAATTTGAAGGAACAAATTTAGAATTTAAAAAATTAGGTTGGCAACTAACAGTCACATCAAAAATAGGAGATGGTATTAATAGTACTATTCTAAACCAAGAAACAATTGACTTATCAGATCCTAATGCTGACAAGGAATTAAAAAGTTTTGTCTCTACCAATCTAGTAAAGAAATCAGAAAGAGAACAGTTTGAAAATGCACAAAGCGTAGAAGACTTAGTCGAATTAGTTGGGTCTAATCCAAATAAATTCAAAGCATCATTGCTAGAAGGAATGGATGTAGATAGTTATTTTGAAAGAGAAAGACAACTTCTTAATGGAGAAATGACTAGAGCTAAAGCTGATACTTATGATTCTGACTTAAAATCATACGAGCAAAAAGTTGCTAAATTCAATCAGGATGTAAAAGGCGGTAAAATGTCTAAGGCTGATTTTGATTCAAGATCAGCAGCGCTTGAGAATGAACGTAAGTCTTTGACCCAAAGAAGAGACATTATGTCAAGTGTCATTGGTAAAGCTGAAAAGATTGATAAACTTACAAATAACTTAGAAGATGCCAAAGTTATTACGGCTGCCGAAAGAGAGAAACAAGGTAGCCTTACAGGTCTTGTACTTAGAGGTGTTGGAGAAGGATTGACAGATGTGTCTCAGGCGATGATTGACTTTGGTATTGCAGGAGCAGCAGCTGTAACAGATGCTAAAACTCTTGCAGATGCAATTACACCGGGTGAATATGAAAGGCTAAAAGAGTTAGGATTCAGTGATGATGAGATAAAAAATGAAATTCAGAAATCAGTAAAAAACAAAGCAAATCAAGTTTTAAGAAGTGTTCCTGATGCATTTGGTATGGGAACTACTGAAGAATATGCAAAGTCAACTGATAGAGGAGTTATAGAACAAGCCGCTTTTGCGATAGGAGAAAGCTTAGGAGCTGTAGGTGGTGGTCTTGCTACCGCAGGAACTAATGCAGGATTCTTTGCAATGTCATACAATGCACTTGAAGACCAAATGAGAGGTCCTCAATTTGATGCATTGAGCGAAAATGAAAAGAAAATAATGTCTGTACCTTATGGTCTAGTCATTGGAGCTCTTGAGAAGTTAGGAGCTAAAGTCGCTACAGGCGCTGCAAAAAACAAAACGCTCGGAATGTTTTCTGAGTATATCATGTCAAAGACATTTAGCTCTCTTCCAAAAAACGCTTCGCTATTAGAAATTAAAAGTGCAATTGACAAAAGTGTTGCAGCGAGCGTAGCTAATGGAATGCTTAAGATTACAGGTGCAGGTATAGTTGAGGGTGGTACCGAGTTTACTCAGCAGATTTTTGAGGGAGTAGAAAAGGATGTAGCTAATAGAATCATCCAATCAAACCAATTAGACAAAGCCAAGGAAGAAGGTGGTGGTACTGTATCCAAAGAAATATACAATCAAATTGTACAGAATAAATTCTTTAAAGATGCTGCTGACCTATCAACTACTGAAGGTATAGGGCAGCTATTAAAAGAATCAGGTAATGCATTTCTTGTTGGAGCTGTAGCCGGTGGTATGGGTAGTACAGCATCAGTCGGTGTAGTAGAACCTATATCAAACAAAGTTTCAAATAATAGATTTGCTGTATATAGAGATATCATATTAAATGATGATGCCCGTGAGGGAGCTATATCTTCAATAAATAAAAAGGTTGAGGATAATCAAATAACAAGGGAACAAGCTGATGAGGAAATAAAATCCATCAATGAAGCGTATCCTGCACTAAGACAAATACCAACAAACTTTTCAGTCGGAGCTCAAAGGGAAGCCTTTGGGTTATTGATGGAAAGAGAAAGTTTAGATAAAGAAATAAAAGATAAAGACCCTAACCTTGTTGCAAAACAAAAGGATAGAGTCGATGAGATTAACGAACAATTAAAAGGATTAAGTTATGCCGTTCAAGAGCAAGGCGCAGATGCGGTTCCTGTTCAGTCAGGAACCGGAGTTGGCCAACAAGTGGAGGAAAGAGTACCCGAATCAGAACCTCAAGTCGTTACCGGAGAAGCTATCGCAGAAGAAGTTGTCGGACAAGAAACTGAAGGAGGGCAAGCTCAAACAAAGCTCACTGAAGAAGAAAGGCAAATCGTTATAGATAGCTTTGTTGAAACGGAGAGGGAATCAATAAACAATCTTGGAGATACTGTTACGCAAGAAGAAAAACAAGGTCTTGCAGCTGAGCTTGAAGCTAACCCAATAGCATATGCTGAAGCTAGAAAAAATGATGGAGGTACTTATACTGAGTTCTTAAATCAGTTAACTCCTACTCAAGAAGAACAGCAAGCACCTGCTGCGGAAGTTGCACCTGTAGTAGAAGAAGTTGTACAACCTACTGTACAAGCAGCGCCAACTGCAAAGATTGAGACCATTGAGGTACAGGAAGTGCCACAGGTTGATCAGACATTGGATGATCTTACTCAGCAAAACAATGTACTTACACAGAATGACTTTACTGCAGCGAAAATACGTAATGTAGGAAAGGAAAAAGTTGTTGCACAAATTGCAAGAGCTGCCAAGGCAATTGCTAAAGTATTACCAAAGGTAAAGATTGTTGTTCACGCAACACCTGAGGCATTTGTTGAGGCAACAAAAGATATGGACGGAAGACTATCAGAAGGTGGTCTTTATGACAGAAAGACAGGTCAGATACACATCAATCTTGAGAAGGCAACCAATAGAACGGTACCTCACGAGGTATTCCATGCTTTGATACTATCAAGAGTCAACACAGATGTTGAGGCACAAAGACTAACTCGTTCAATGATTAACTCAGTTCGTAAATCACTCAAGAAAGCTGAGGGTACCACTGAGCTTATGAGTTATTTAGATGACTTTGAGAGTAACTATGACGAGAATATCAAGAACGAAGAGAAGTTAGCTGAATTGTTTGCTATATTGGCAGACAACTACAAACAGTTGCCACCTGCATCCAAGAACATTATCGTTCGATTCTTAAACAGATTAGCTAAAGCTATTGGTCTCAAAGAAATGACAGACCGTGAGGCTATTCAGTTTATGAATACCTTATCAAGAAAGGTTGAGACGGGTCAAGAGATTGAAGCTCGTGAAGTAGGCCAACAGAAAGAAGGTGAGGCTGCTGTAAGAAAGCAGAAGATAAAGACTACCATTGATGAGTTTGACGGTGAAACAACTGTTACATTGGATGGAAAGAAGATTGGAAAGATGTACTATGACAGAAGTCAGAAGACATGGGTTAATGCTGAATTTGACAAACGCAATCTTAAACCTTATAGTTTTGAATCAATATATGGAGACATACTAGGCGAAAATAAAGCTGAAGCTATAGACGAATTAGTCAAAAGAAATAGTGAAACTAAAGCTGAGGAAACAAAGAAAGTCACTCAATATACCAATGATGAAATTATAAATGAGTTCTTGACTGCACTTAATGATAAAGGAAACATTCAAAGAAATCCTATTGGTAAAGAATTTATCTACGGAGATAAAGCATTTTTAGAGTTCAGTAGATTTGATAAAGCAGACGGAGCAAGAGAAATATCAATACAAAGTATTGCTTCTATGGATAAAGGTCAAGGTATGGGCAAATCTGTAATGAAAGATATTACAGATACTGCCGATGACCTTGGAATTACATTGACATTAGATGCCAAACCATTTGGTGACACAGGTCTTAGTAAAGAAGCTCTTATAAGCTTCTATGAAAAGAATGGTTTTACTCCTAATCTAGAAGAAGCCTTTGGTGGAGAGTTTGAAACCAAAGAGGAATTAATTGATTACGTTTTAGAAGAAGAAGGAGAAGCTCTCCCTATGATAAGAGAGCCTAAGCAAAAATTTGCTGTAAGAAAGCAGAAGACAACAAGCCCTGATAAGATTGTTGATAGTGGAACTAAGGCAGGGAAAACTGATGCTGAGATCAGACAAGAAGGAAAGGCTGCAGGTTTCACCAACAAGGAGATGACTGAGGCTTTATCTAAGTACTATACCAAGGAACAGAAGGTATTCATGAAGTCAGGAGTCAAAGGACTCGTAGGTAGATTTGTTGATGGTGCTAGAAGATTTAAGCAACAATTCCTTACATCTAAAGGATTGCTTCCAAAGATTGGTTTTACCTACAAAGAAAAAATGGAGGGTGAGATATCTGCTGAAGCCAATCGCGCTGCTAAGACAGCTAAGAAGTTTGGTGTCCTATTCGATAAGTTTACCGGTGACAAAGAACTTCTATTGAAAGCTTTCGACAAAGCGTTAAGAGGTGACAAGTCAATCCAACTTCCTGCAGGATTTGCAGGATTAGCTAATGAGATGCGTAATCACATTGACAGACTATCTCAAATGCTTATTACAACAGGTGCTGTTGAAGGAGATATGGCTGATGCCATTAGAGAGAACATGGGAACCTACATCACAAGGTCTTATGAAATTTTTGACAACAAAAACTTCAGACAGAAAGTAGGAGAACAAGAACTTCAAGCTGCTAAGAACTTCTTGAGAACAGAACCGGGGATGATTTCATTGGCTAAAGCTGAAGCTGCTCGTACCGGAACAACTATTAATGAAGCGCTAGATATATTGGTTGATAATAAGATTGATGAATATTTTGCTGACGCTGAGACAGGAGCTTTGGTTAAAGGGGCAAAGCTTGGTTCTAAGGACCTTTCTACATTAAAGGAAAGGAAAGAGATTCCTGAGCAGATTAGAATGCTTATGGGTGAATATTCTGACCCTGCAATGAACTATGCACGAACAGTGTTAAATATTTCAAGTCTTGTTGCAAGACATCAGTTCTTGACGCAAGTCAAAGAGGCAGGTATGGGTAAGTTCTTCTTTGAGAAGAATGACTCGCAAAGACCTAAAGGATTTGACACTGAGATTGCTTCTGAGGGAAGTGATACAATGTCACCATTAAATGGTCTTATGACCACTCCTGAGATTGCTGAGGCATTTGATTTATATAATGGTAAGCAAGGTGAAGATCATTGGGCTCAACAAGCAATCAAGGTTTACTACAAAGCAATGGGTTTGGTGAAGTGGCTTAAGACAATTGGATCTGTCGCAACCCATGCCAAGAACATATTTTCTAATTTAGGATTTGTTGCTGTAAACGGACACAGTCTCATTGAGATTGGTAAGGCAGTAAAAGTTGTTGCGCAAGACCTTAAGACAATGAGTAAGCCTGAGGTAGAAGCCAAGATTGATGAGTACATCAAGGCAGGCATCATGCGTCAGGGAGCTGGAATCAATGAGATTAGGGATATGTTCAAGGATGCTGACATGGATGGTTTCTTAGAAAGAAGATTGTCAATGAAGAAGCGCAAAGGAGTGATGGGTAAAATCAGACAAGCAATATCATCAAGGTCATCTAAAATTATATCTGCTATGGAAGATGCATATCAAGCTGAAGATGATATGTTTAAAATTGCAGCCTATGAGACTGAGATGAATAGATATGCTGATGCGCTTTACAACAAGTCAAAAGACCAATTGACTGATAAAGAAAAGCAAGAGGTATCTGACATCGCAGCGAATAATGTGAAGAATACATATCCAACATACAGTAGAATACCTGAGGGTATCAAGAGACTCAGAAGGTTCCCATTGTTTATTGGATCGTTCATATCATTCCAAGCTGAATCATATCGTACTGCTTACAATACAATTGCTTTAGCTAAAGATGAACTTAGTTCAAAGAATAAAAAAATTAAGAATATTGGAGCAAGGAGAGTTGCAGGTGCGTCTTCCTATCTTGCCGCTAAGACAGCTATGCTCTCTTACTTAGGATATGCAGCAGGAACAGGTATTGGAGGTGTACTTAGCGCTTTATTTGATGATGATGATGAGAAGAAAAAAGAAAAGGACGTAAGAAGTTTCTTACCTCCTTGGTCTCAGAACTCTGATCTTATCATATTAAAAGCTGCTGATGGTCAGATTGAATATATTGACTTTAGCGCATCTGATCCACACGGTGGACTCAATAAAGCACTCAATGCATTTTTAAAAGGAGATGACTTACTTGACTCATTCAAGCAATCAACACTTGAATTAGTTGGTCAATTCCAAGGCCCGGATATCTTAACCAACCTTGCTATTCAATTGAAAGGAAATGAGAATGACTTCGGAAAGCCAATCTATAACGAAGAAGATTCGTTTTCTGAGAAGGCAGATAAGATATTAGATTATGTGTATAAAGTTGTTGAACCGGGAACAATTACGTCAATAAGAAAAGCGGCTGCTAGTGAACAATCACTAGGTCAAATTGCTTTTGGAGATGCAACAGGTCTTAAAGTAAGAAAGTCAGATGTTAAGGAGCAGTTTGGATATAAACTTGCTGAGTTTGATGAGTCATTCAAAGATATCAGAAAAATCTACAACTCTGAGTATTACAAGAGTCTTGAGATTGAAGAAGACCCTAAGGCTACTAAAAAAGATATTCAGGAGCAAAATAAAAAAACAGAACAGTCTTTGGTAAGAGCTAATGAAAAGTATGCTGCTAAAGCTAAGGAGCTAATGGATTTGATTAACTCAGCTAATAGATTAGGTGTTGACTACGATGAGCTTATCAATGAACTTGGATTCATTAAGAGCACCATGGGTAAATCAAACATCAGTGAGATGGAGAATGGTGGTGATGAGTTTATCAAAGAAAAAGAAGACTAATCGTAGCGAATATATTTTAAAGCTTTCTGCTTGTCATAGTAGGCCATTAGCTCATCGTCATTAACTGCGTTTAATCTATTTTGCCTACCACTGAACAGGACTTTACCTTTTAGTTTTTGTACCTCGCCGTAGATGATGCCATCATCGCAGGCCCAAATCACCACAGGGTTGAGACGCTTGTCAATAAGCTTCAGTAGTTTTCTACATCCGACAGGCAACGGATAAGCATTGGCAATATTCTTCTTGCGACCCTTTACCTCAACGTATGAGATAAGAGCTCCTTTACTGTCAAATACTTTGTAGTCAATATCGTGATCGCCTAACTTTTGGTATTTGCCATCAAAGATAGACACGAAGCGCTCAATCGCTTTTTTCTCACGTAACCTATCCTCTTCTGTCTCGAAATAAGTCATCTTTTTTCTCAAGTAAATGCTCGAGATGCTCGATCGCTGACTCTACCTCGTCTCTAAACTTTTGGTATTCACGGTCAACTAGCGCCTCGTAGATGTCATCTAGGCAGTCGTGTATACGGTCCATGTAAACAAGGATGAGTTTAGCTCTCTCTATACCGCTGCCCTTTGCCATCTATGGGTTATATATTATGGAGTTAAACATTCTATTAATTTTTGATTCAACGTACTCCTCTTCACCCTTTGGTGTCCTCTGCTCAATCATCTGTACAATTGAGTCAATGCGCTTAATCTTGTTGAAGTATCGTTCGTATTCATTCTTTTTATCTACTAGTTCTTTAAGTGACGACTCAAGAACTTTAATCTTTCTCTTGTCATCAAACTTTACATCATCAAACCATGTCTCTCGGAACTCCTCATAGGTGTCTGCCATCATATCAAATTTGCAGGCAAACTGCTGATCAGTTTTCTTTAGATGTCCAAAGTTATTAATATAATGAATAATAGTAGCATGATCTTTGCCAATTGATCGACCAATGTCAGACAAAGACACATTTGTATAACGCTTCATGAGCTTAGCATACATCATTCGTCCCTCGACTATATATCTCTTTCTGCACTTTTGAGTTAAGTCAAATCCTAAGAAGTCAGATACAAATTCAAGTGTTTTTGTTGTTTCAAAGCTTTCGTTGTTCATAATTGTTTTAAGTGTTTGTTTTCGTTAATTGCATCTAAGTATTCATCTACTGTAACTTCTAAGAAGTCTACCAATAATGGTATCTCATCTTCTTCGTTCAGGTATTCAATCATAAAAAACAAAGGGTCTTTACCCTTTATTACTCCGTAAACATCCTGAGTGTACTCATTGTCCTTTGGAAATGAATTTACATTATCCACAATCTGAAAGACAATCTGTTTTATTGTCTCTTCAGAATACTTTTTTACTTTCTTTTGAAATGGGTAGTCAATATCAAACAAAACTGCCTTACCCTCTGTATACCTCAACGTAGATCCCATGGTCTTCTAATTCTTTATGTCTATACTTTTGTAACTCAGACACCTTCCCAACACCTGTCTTTACCTCGAAGAACTCAACATCGCTCTTCTTTGGTATTGCAAGCAGGTCAGGTATCCCATTCTTATTGGTCTTTATCAACTTGATAACGTAATACCCTTGAGCCTCAAGCTCTTTAATTAGTTTAGATTGGATTTGCTGTTCAGTCATATGACTATAAAGTTAGCAAATCTCTTTTGAAATGTGATACTGTGTAGTCCTTCTTTTTGGATACCGCCTTGTATACAAGGTGTTCAATTCCACCCTCAGAAAATAGCCAATATACATGGTTCTCCTCACGATCTTTAGTTGTCATTCTATCCCGGGCCTGCCAATATGATGTGGCGCTGAAGTCAATGTTGTAGAACACCAAGCAGTCAGCTCTCCTCAAAGATATACCCTCTCGCCCTGACACAATCTGCAGCGCTATGTGCTGACACTTGTCGTTGTCAAAGTCCTCAAGTGTTGTGGCCACATTGTCGCCAAGCACTGACTTGATAGCCTCAAGCTCTTCCTTGAACTTGTAGAAGATGCCAACTCGTTTGTCGCTGAAGTTGTCAGCAATGTACTCAGCCTTAGTTGTAGCAAGTACCATGCTGTTACCACTCTCGAACTTAACAGTACCACTGTACATCTGATGCAATTTGCTCATTAACTTGACAGACGTGTCACCAAGGATGACCTCTTCCTTACCTTGAACGACTAGATCTTTCTTGAGTATCTTTATCATACTCTTGACCTTAGGGTCAACAGGTACCTCAATAATCTTCTCTGTGGTCTTTACTACGAAGCCGGCATCACTCTGCGAGAACCGTATGGTGTATGGTATCATCTTGTCAATGATTGTTTGGTATCCTGCTGAATAATCATTGATCATCAGTCCGTTTATCTTGCGCTGCTTCACATCCACATAGTCCTTGGCAAACTTGTAGAAGTTGCTGTAGGCTCTAAATGGGTTGGTTGGTATGCCATACACCTGATGGAACATCTGCGAGTATGACTCAGGAGTTGGTGTCCCCGATAGAAGTATTACGCGTGAACCATTCTTGGCAATTAAACTCTTGACTGCCGATGCACGTCCACTTGGCTTAGGGAACGCTCCCATGCCATGCGCCTCATCCAACACAACAACGTCCCATCGAACGTCCGGTAGTTTGTGGATGCTCTCGTAGTTTATGACGTGGAGGTTGTAGTCACTTCCTATCTTCTCACTATCATCAGTAATAGACTTGATTGCTTTCTTCTTTGTAAGGAACAGCACGTTGCTCACACTCTCTAGGTTGTCGCATATGCTTAGGCTTGTAAGTGTTTTGCCGGTGCGAACCTCCATTGCCAAGTAAACAAATTTGTTTACTCTTATAATCTCACACGCCTTCTCAACAATGTCCTTTTGGTATTGCCTTAGTTCAATAGTATTACTCATCTCATTATCGTATAAATGTTTGTAGTATTTGATGCTGTTCTCCATCTTCTCAATGATGTCCCCATTGCGCTTGTACTTTAGCTCGTACTCAATGCGAGCAGCCTTACCTCTGCCAACTTTCACAGGAACTTTTTGGGTCATCACTTTGTGTAGTTGCTCGCTATATTGCAACATCTTTTCATTGGAGTAGCTTGGGAGTCGATCAATAACACCCAAGCCCTTGTAGTCCATAGCCATTAGAATGGCATTGTATCTTGGTATTCAAGTTCATGCTTACGTCTGATGCGTATCCATCGTCCTTGTTGATCACGTCCCTCTTCAGGTGGAACACCTTCCTTGAACATAGCATAAGCAGTAAGCCACTTGTAGAATCGTGTGCGGCTAATTGTCATGCGTGACTTAGGACCGTAGTCAGGATACTCAGAGATGAACTCATTGTATAGGTCTTGCTTGTACACTCGATTACCCGGATCAAGAAGGCCATTCGGAGCAGCATTGTCAACCAACCCACACCACTCGATGAAGTCGTGGCATGTCTCAGCTGATAGCTGACGAACATTGAGATTGACAAACTTGCTCTTAACTAATCCTGTGTTTAGGTATCCCTGCAAGCAACCTATCATGTAGTTGTCGAACTGGCACCACTCATCATCACCCCAATCACCAAACATCAGCTTCTTGAATTCATCCAATGGAGTGAACTCTTTCGAGTAATACTGATGTAGCTCTAGCTCCCACTTGCGACGTGCAAATGAATTACCGGACCCCTTTATGGCATAATTAGTAGTAATGGCAATCTTAGGTGACTTTTCGAATGGTATCTTGATAGCGTCCTTGTTCTTCTTCTCTAAAGTCAGACCCTCAGTCACTACACTGAACAAGCGTTCGAAGTCAAAGTGTTTCTTGACGTCATCGAACACAAGTATCTGCGTATCTGCTGATACCAACTGATAGGCAAAGCTGCGCTCAAATGTAAAAGACTTACCGTCAATAGTGACGACCTTCTTCATTTGACTAAGCGCATTCATAAATAGACCCTTACCGGTACCACCCTCAGGGTTGTCACTGATCACCTCATCATTGAGGATGATGGCCGGGCAGTACTCACGGGTCTTGTATGCGTGCAGCATAAAACCAATTGTACTCTCCATTGATGCAACACGACTCTCATCTCCACCGCAGATGTTGCTGATGAATGTTCTGAAGTCACAGATACCAACTTCGCATCCAATGTAATTACGGTCAATGATGTGGTCCTTCCAAACATAGCCACCAAGGTCTAAGTAATCAATTGGAATAATCTCACCCTTAGATATCTTGACGGCACAGTTGCGGTAGTAGAGGTATGATGCATTGCGTGTATCCTCAATAAAGTAGATGTCAATGGTATTGATCATTGATAGGAACTCCTCCTTAAAGAATCTTGTTTGGTCAGCGAAGTAGTTGTAGATTGTCATGTCATCCAACTCAATGAGGTGGTTGAGCACGAAGTCCTTAATCTCTTTCTCTGAGGTATGGTCGATGAGGTTGTTGGTTACCTTCACAAAGACATAGTTCTTACCACCTTCAGGGCAGTACTTATAGAACCCGTTGTCTTCCAAGAACTGCTTGAACAGGATGTGTACGATTTTTATAGCCCCCTTTTCGTTCTTGGTCCAAAAGGTCTGCTTTGAATTCTCTTCCTCAACTTTATTGAGCACTGACTCAATGACGTCACCATCAAGGTTGGTATCATTGAGCTGATTGCGTATCTCTTTGCGTGATACACCACGTCTTAGCTTAGCACGTATCTGATTGATGCGCTCTTCGTCCTCGTAGTACTTGGTGCCAAAGTTCTGCGTTCGTGCATATGCTGAGTCAATGGTGCGCTGTATCTCACCGATATCAAAGTCTTGTGTGGCGTATTGGTTGAGTACGTATGCCGCTAAGCTTTTGTTGACACCAAAGTCATTGAACGCTGATGCCAAGACAAATACGTTGGCGTTACGCTGACCTTCAACCATTGGGTATTTCTTTAGCCACCACTTGACCAAGATTTCAACAATCTTGTTTTCGTCAGTGATTGGAATGGTTGGAGCATCACGGTGCTTGACCACCTCATTGTACTCAGGTTCCTCAATCTTGTCCCATAGTGATGAATGCTCATTGATGTAGATGAGCGGGTCGTATGACTCGTAGCACACACG